TCAGCAAATGGCCTTGAAGCCATTTCCAGATATGGCGCCGGTCCCGATCTGCCCGAACCGATCGACTGTCCGGTTGAATGTGCCGGCCTTGAACATCAGGCCACCGCCGGATCGCGCAAGCGCATGAGAAGTGACTCGACCGCCGGCGTGAGCGGGTCGGTCGTACCTTCGCGGTCGTCGTACAGGGCACCGAGCACGAGCAGGACGGCCGAGCGCACCGGGCCCGGCACGGTGCTCGCAGTATTGCCTTCTTCGGGCGCCCAAGTGTCGGGGATTTCCTTGAGTTTCAGGTAGTCTACGACGATGTCGCTGGCAGTGTCGATCAGATCCCTGATCGCGTCGTCATCCTCGCCCGCTTCGACGCGCAGGTGCGAGAGTGCGCGATTGAACGAGACGAGTTGCTTAATTGCCATTTGTCGGTTCCTTCGATTCAGGTGTGCTGGTCAATGTCGCGCTGCTTGGCGCGGGCTTCTTGTCACGCTTCGCGAGCGCGTCGAGGGAATAGTTCTGCTGTTGGAGATACGGCGTGTCGCCGCCAGGCACAGGCGGCATGTTCTCCGCTGCGCGCGCCTCATTCGGGGCCATCCAGCCGCCGCCTACGGCTTTCGAGTGCGCGTCGTAACGTGCGGCTGGGTCCATGCGCAGTAGCCCGCGCACATCAACGTCGAAACCCTGTCCGTCCGGCACCTCGAAACCGTCATCGAGGCAGAGTTCGAGCTCTTCGATGGGGGCTTGCAGGCAATCGGTGTAGTACGACTGTTCGAGCGCGCCGATGTTGGCCGCCGTTTTCGAGCCAGCCGGGTCCGCGCCGATCTTGTAAAGCGGTACGTGATAGCAGCGCGCAACGTCTTCGACGGCCCACCGGAGCTGTTCGACGAGCTGCGCGTCGGTCGCGGTCATCATGACGGCTTCGTACTTCAGCCCGTCGCCCACGACGGCCAAACGGCCGGCATTCTCACCGCCGTAGTTCGTTTCCCAATGCGTCTTGAGCCGGTTTGCGGTTTCGTCGCTAATCTTGCCGGGCGCGGACAGGATGCCGCCGGGCCGCGACATGTTGCCGAAGAATTTTCGGCTGTTCTGCTGGATGCGGTTTCCCATCGTGCCGGCAGCCGCTGCCGCGACGATCGGCGATACACCGATGAGCGGATGCCACGGGCAGATACCGCGATCATGGATGATCTCCGACGCGGGAATCGTGACTTGCTCGGGCGCGCCGCGAAGCGGATCGGCGGCGACTTGATAGAACACGGCGCCGCTCGGCGCGACGAGCGGAATCACGCGCGCCGGATCAAGCACGTACATCGCAGTTACGTTGCGCAGCATGTCGCGCACGAGCAGGACATACGTGTTGCCGGCGAGCAGCTTCGACACCTGCCACGCCTTCACGAACTGAATTCGATTCTGGTACGGGTTCGGCCGACGTAGCGGCCCCGTGAAGCGTGGCGCACTGGCGTCCTGCCAGATATTGCCGACCTGCTTCACATACCGGATGCCGAGCTTCGAAATGTCCGACGCGATGCGATCCACACACGCGTACACGGCCGAGAACGCGAGCAGATCGTGACGGCTATCAATGCCCATTCCAGCCTGCCACGCGCCCGCGAACGGCTCGCGGACGACGCCAGCAATCGAATTGCCGCCGCCGACCGCAACCGGCGGAGCGGCTTTTCGTATCCACGAAAGCAGCCGCATCAATCCCCCGGCCGCATGTCGCGTCGCATGTACGTCGACCGCTTCGGCACAACATCGCGAATCTTGCCGAGCAGGCGTAGCAAGGCGACGTGCTGTTCTTGTTCGACCTCGATCCGCTCGCCAACTTGCCGCATGCGTCCCTTGTACGGGAACGCCACGGCCACCTCATAGGTTTGCATGGCGTTCTCCGCTTAGCCCGCTTGCGCTGCGTCGCCGTAGGCCGCGCCGGAGATGTACTGAACGCCCTCGACGCGGCGGCGCTTCCAGTTGATGAAGCGCTCGGCCTTCATGGCGATGAAGCCGTTTTGCCACAGCGACACCAGCTCCGTTGCACCGGCAACGGGTGCGCTGTCCATTTGCAGCGATGCTTCGCGGCTCACGTCGAGCGTCACACCGCCGTCGTCGGCGAACAGGATTTCGCTTGCCTTCGCAAGCACGATGTTGTCGCCGACCGTCTGCGAGAGGATCGCGGGCAGACCGAAGAATGTGCCGCCCGCCATCGTGAGGCCCGGAAACTCGGGCTGCCCGAGCGCATTCAGCATCAGCGAGAGCGACAGGGCCGTCGTTTCCGACATGATCCAGACCGCGCCCGCGACCGATAGGTTGGCCGCGATGTACGCTTGGAATACCTTCTTCACGTCTGCGCGCACGGCTGCCGCATCCTTGCCCGATGCCGGAATGGCCTTGACGCCGTTCGTGATCGACGCGGGCGACAGACCGTTCGCGCCGGCCGCCACAGCCGGGTCGATGAACTGCTGGTCGAGGAACTGGCTGATCGTCGAGATGAGATCCTGCTGGATGACGCCTTCGGCGCTCGGCGTCGAGAAGCGCGCAAGCTCTTCCGTGATCGCGACGATGCCGGCCACCTTCGAGAAGCCGAGCGTCGTCGTGTTGAATGCGAGTGCCGATACCGGCGCGGGCTTGCCTTCGCCGACCCAGCCGACCGACGAGCCCGTCGTCTGGCCGGGGACGCGGACATTGAACGGCACACGACGCATGCCTTCGATCCGGCCGACGATCGTTGCGGGGCGCAGCAGTTCGATGAATTCGGCGGCCATGTCCTGATACTGGACGAGCGGCCCGGCCCACGCCGGATCAGTCGTCGTGCCGGCCGCGACTGCCGCCTTGAGCACGATTTCGACTTCGGGCGTCGAATCCTTCCATTGCTTCGCGATCTCGGCCGCTTGCATGAGGTTGCCCTTCGAGCGCGCGAGTGCGATCGCGTAGCGCGTGAATGCCGTGCCCTTGGTGACATTCGGCTTCACGATGACGGGCGAGTGTGCCGCCGGGCCGCCAGTGACCGGAACGGCAGACTTGGCCTCGATCGCTTGCTGTTCCTTGAGGCGCGCTTCGTGGGTGTCGAGCGACTTCAGTTCGAGGCCGATTTGGTCGTACTCCGTCGCCTCGTTCTCGTTGAGCGTGCGAGCGCCGTCGGCCGCTGCGCCATCCATCAGCGCCTTTTGTCGTGCGAGGTGATCGGCGCGCTTCTTGGCGAGTGCGGCGAGTTGTTGAGCAATGGTCATGTCGGATTCCTTGATGATGGGAGCACTCAAACGCACGACGGGCGCTCCCACACGGGACTTGTCATGCGTCTTGATCGATTGAACTGCCGCGTCAGCGTTTGCCGGGATCGTCACGGCGCTGAGTTCGAGCAGCTCACAGGATTTGATGAGGAAGCCGCCAGTCGCCTTGTCATACTCGGCGTCGATGGGACGGAATCCGATAGACAGGCCCGGCACCAGACCGGCTTTGATGAGGTTGTATGCCTCGTCGATGTAAGCGGCAGTGCCGGCCGGGGCGATCGTCGCCTCAACCTCCGCGCCGGCCGCTGTGACCGTCATTTTGTTGACGGTGCCGATGGGCTTGCTCGGGTCGTGCTGCCACAGCAGCGGGAACGGCGTCTTGAACTGGATGCCTTCCGGGACAACGGTATCGCCCGCGCGATCGGGCGTCGGCGTGGAGGCAATGCCCTTGAGCACTCGCGACCCGTCGTCGAGGTTCTTCACCTCGAACCGCGAGAACGCTTTATTCGAAGCGCTCGCGGTTTGCTTGGTGATAAATTTCGAAATTTGTCGATTCATTAGCATTTTGTTGCGTGAATGCCGCTATTATCACGCATAAAGTGCCAATGTCAAGACTAAATGAAGAACATTTGCGGCTCAATTTCGGATTCTGTCGCATTTTGTTGCGTGACACCGACCGCCATCGCCAAGGCCACCATGCCGTCAATGCGGCCGGTCGACTTCTGTTTCGTGAATTTGCGGTTGCCGGCCGGATCGGAAACGGCCACCGTGTTCACGGCGCACATTTGCAACACGGGATGCCCGCCGTGCCGGAGCTTGCGCGCGAGCAGGCGTGCTTCCAGTTCGCGGATAGCCGGCGACATGGAGATGAAGCCCTGACCGAATTCGACGAACCGGCTTAGCTCTTCTTCCGAGAAGCCGACCCGCTCAAGCCATGGTTTCAGGAAGCGCATGTTGTAGCGGTCGAACGCGAGCGCGCGCACGTTGCACCGGTCGAACACACCGCGCAAGTGTTCGGCGACGAATTCGTATTCGATAGCGCGGCCGGGCGTCGTCTGAAGCAGACCGTCCCGCGCCCATACGTCATAAGGCACGCGATCGGCGCGCGCCTTCGCTTCTAGACCATCTTCGGGGAGCCAGAATGTCGGATGAACGTCGCCGGCCTCCGACACCAACACGAGCGCTGTCAAGTCGCTGACGCTCGATAGATCGAGGCCGCCATACACGTCTTCGCCGTCCAATTCGGCGGGTTCGCCGCTGTTCTCCATCCAGATCGCGCGCGCGACGAACGGATTGCGCGCTTCGACGCGCTGATTCAAAACCAAGTTGCGATAGGCCGACTCGCGGCTCGGCAGGCGCTTCGCGTCCGACGCCATGCGACGCACTTCCTCGCGATTCATGAACACGTCGAAATGCGGGTTCGCCAGCCGGATCGCCTCATCGCTGAACGGGTCCATGTCGAGCGGCGCGGTATAGAGCGCCACCTTCAGGCGCGGATCGGCGCCGCTGAGCGCGTCGTCGATGAGCAGGCTGAGCAGGTCGCCATCGGTCGGGGCCTGCGTGCTGATGACGATCGACAGCGGGCTTTCCTGCGCAGCGCTCGCCGTCTCCAGTGCTTCGTACAGTTCGGAGCGCGGGCCTTTGACTTGGCCCAGCTCGTCATGGATCGTGAGCGCGGGGCTCAAGCCGAACTTGGTCGCCGCGTCGGCCGACAGCGCCTTGTAGATCGTGCCAAGGTCATGGCACAGCAGTTCCTTCGCCGTATCGCGGATCGTGACGTACTGCGATAGATCCTCCGACATGCGCACCACCTTCGCGGCCAGCTCGAACAGTACGGCCGCTTGGTCGCGCGACTGCGCAGCGCTGTAGAGCTGGCTGTTCGGCTGCGCTTCCGGGCCGACGAGGTGAAGCAACACGAGGAACGCGGAGAGGGCCGTTTTGGCGTTCTTGCGCGCCATCGAGAGGATGAACGTGCGCGTCGGCGTGTCGTAGATTCGCTTGATCCAGCCGCGTTGCTCTTTCGTGAGCTTGACGGGCTGCCCGACGAGCCGGCCTTCAGGGATGCGGCAGTGTTCCTCGATCCATCGGATGTTGCGCTCGCCGCGAGAGACACGCTTTACGCGGGGAGTTCCCATGGTTTCTTTGCCTTCTTCTGGTTCGCCTGCGCACGGCCTACCGTCGTGGGGTGCTCGACCGCTTGCCGCGTGATGCGCAGTCGCGTCGCGAGCGACGAGGCCGCGCGGCTCTCGCGCTCAGACATTGCGAGCAGCCGGTCGTAGCGCTTCAGGCCGTCGTCGTCTGCGAGCCATGCGCGATCGAAATTCAGCACTTCGTCGGCGAGCACGCGCGCGTTCGTGATGTGTCGGCAATACAGCTCGAGCAGCGGCGAGTGCGTCGCAGTGAATGCGCTTGCCGGCTGATCGTTCACGACTTCGACCCAGACTGCCCGCTCGCCGTCGCTCAGGTGAAGCGGGGGCGCGAGACGCTGCTCCGACGCAACCGGTGCGGCTGGCGCCGTTACGATCGATGCGGCGGATTTCCGCCCGCGTTGAGCCATTTTTTCCCTTTTTTGTCCACGTTTATGAAAGCGAAGGGGACGGGCGGTTTCCCGCGATGCGACGCAAGAAAAATCGGCCATCCCCCCCGGCCGGGGTCGCCGGTCATGACCAACTGCCATCGATCGGCAGGCCGTCCGGCCCGAACGCCTTGCGCTCGCGATAGCCGAACTGCTGGCGCGTCACCTCGTCATGGTGATCGGCACATAGGCCTCTGAGGTTGTCGTCGGCATCGGTGCCGCCGTGTTCGAGCGGCGTGATGTGATCCACGACGACGGACTCGCGCACAACGTCCTGTTCAGCGCACAGCACGCAGACCGGATCGCGCCGAAGGATGCGCGCGCGGATCTTCATCCACTTGCTGCCGCGTGTGCGCTGTTGGACTCGTGCGCTCATCATCGCATCGACCTCGGCGGCGGCAGCGGCAGGAAGCGGCGCGACGGTTGCGAGCCCATCGTGCTTGCGCGGGACCAGCAGAACAGGACGCGCTCAAGTTCACCACGTGCATTCAGCGCGTGCGCGGTCGCTGCGTCGAAGTACGGCTCGCCTTCGCTCTCGTTCGCGCGCACCCAATCGAAATACCGATCGCGGTCGGTGCCGCTCATGCTGCGCACAGACACCTTGTTGCCCAGCTCGGGGATTTCAGTGGGCTGCGTCAGAGGTGCGAAAACGGCGAGAATTTGCTCGTATAGTGGCATCCAGTTGCTCACAAGTTAATTGTCGAGCAATTATGTGCTACATCGCAGACGTTTACAACAGGGGTTATTGAAACGATAGGGGGTTATCAAAACGATAAGGGAGGGGTTCCCGAAACAGGAATGCCCAATACGGGAAGGGCTGAGATTTCCACGACCGGAGGACGAGCCCGCGCGCCTTGAACGCTACGGTAACGTTGCGGTAACGCGTGACGGCGCTTGCGGGGGAGTAAGCGCCGCTTACCGGGGTAGACGGGGAGATTTGGAGGGGATGGAATTTCGAGGGTGTCGAATATTGCACCCTTTCGCGCGAGCCTTGTGGGCAAAGGGTTTGCGGGAGATCGGCCCATCTTGGGGGCGGTCTAACAGCCCCAATTCCCGCTGAAATAGTCCCAATTTCGCCTGAAAGGGTGCCGTTTTTGCACCCTTTTAGGCCTGATTTTGTACCCCTGTGGATAACTCAGAGGCGGGATCAATCACCGCGCGGAAGCCAGCCGTTCTTGTTACGAGGGGGTACCGGAAGCCCCATTTCCTCAAGCACGGCGAGCAGTTTCGATTGGACTGAAGGGCCCCATCCGTCGAAATTCGCGTTCCAACAGGTGTTGCAGACTGGCGCATTGCCGTAGAGTTTCGCGACCCGGCCATCGTAACGATCTGGGCCGAACTGGAACTGTCGTCCGCATGAAATGCAGGGATACATGATTCGCGTAGCATCCATCGCGCGCTCCATACAATCTCTTAGGTATGGCAATACTATAAAACAGTACATTTTCTGTACAGGGAATCGAGAGACGTGAAAATGACGTAAAAACGCCCGAAACCCCTTACAAAACGGGCATTTCGGGCGTTTTCGTTCCCTGTTCGTTTTCTGTACTGGAAAGGCGTCTCCCTGTTCAGTTTCTGTACTGGAAATTCTTCGGTTCGGGTACGGTTTCTGTATTGGACGGGTACGAATTCTGTACAGGGGATTTTTTTTTGCTCTGTTGCTTTTGCCTTCCCTCCGTCCGAAGTCTTTCCAATCCCTCGGTGAGCGCTCGCTCGGCTTCACGTACCGACTCAAAAGCCCGGTAGTCGTGAGTCGCCTTGATTGCTTGCACGCCTGTTTTCGGCTGCTCGTACACTTCCACGTCCGTGAAGCGGTAGAGCGACGGCACGCGGCTACCTTGCCGCAAGCCGCCTTCGATCGTCACTGCGATGAACCCGAGCGCACGCAGCTCGTACAGCGCCTTTGCGAGCGTCGTCGGGGCAGTCCATCCCTTGTGCTTCATCAGCGACAGGGACGCCCCTATGCTGCCGTTGTTCGAACCGTTGAGCATCATGCGCATGTCGATGTACAGCTTCACGGCAGACGGGCCGAGAACCCGCCACGCCGGGGTATTCAGCAGCGAGTGATAGATTCGAACGTGCGGCCCTAGTGGATCGGACCACGCTTTCTTTGCCATCAACCCTCCCGCGATGCCAGCAGCAGCCCTTGGATGACCTGCGCGAGCAGTTCCGGCCGGATGCTGATGCCTTGCCGAGTCGGCACGAAGTCGCCGTCGTGATCCACGACGACGAGGCGCACGTCGACGTACCGCCGGCCCCTGTACCAGCGATGCGAGATTCGAATCCGCTGCGTAGCGCTCTTCTGAACGTCTGCGATGGTTTCGCCGCTGTCGTATGTGCTCATGCGATCACCTCACTTTGTGAGGATTGCTTACCGCTATGCTGCTGGTCGATCTGGTTCATTTCGACTGCGTACTGAGCCGCCGTAGCCGCGCCGAGATCGGCTAGCAACCATTCGTAGGTACAGTCATCCTCTAAGCGCTCTTTGATCACATGGAACAGGGCTTCGAGTTGAGCGAATTTGTCTCGGGCCTCCAGTACGGCTCGTTCGACGCGGGGCATTTTCTGGTCAGGCATGGCTGGCCTCCCGTTCGCTGACATGGCCGAGTAGTTCTTCTCCGCGCAGCGGCTCAAGATACGAGTCGTGGGCGAGCATGCGATTGCCGATGCGGAGCCGCTTGCGGTTCTTCGTTAGCGTCATGCTGGGGGCGCCGAGTAGAGTTACATTCCATTCGGACTCGCGGATCGAGTGAAGTGCGCCGACCAAGACGATGCGGCCGACAAGAGCCGGATTCCATGCGCGAATAACGCGGGCCAAGTCGCCCGGACGGCATCGGAGGTTAGCCATGGAGCACCTCCTTGCGGGATGCCTCGAATGCTCCCCGTCCTGTACTCGCAATGTCGCCGTACTCGAGCGCGATAAGAGAGGCTTCTTTGGCAAGGATCGTGATATGGGCGACTCCATTTGTGCTTGCCAGATGCTCGATGACTTTGAGCAGATCCCTGATTCGCTGGAATCCTTCGATTGCGATATTGGACTCATCGATGCTTTCGCGAAGCGCATCGTCAAGGCTCTTGATCGTGTTAACCATGACGTGCTTCCGCTACCGCGCTCTTGATTTCGTCGACCAAGTCAGCAGCTAGCCAAATAAGCGCCTCCTGATCGTGGTCGTACAGCCGCTTGAATGTGACGAATCCCTCGCCGTACATGCTCGTCAGCAGCGCGCTCAATTGTGCGGCCTTGCCCTCGATGGAAATGTCGCTCATGCTGACACCTCCGCTTGGCGGCAGAGTTCCGCGAGCTGCGCCATCACGGCGCCGCAAATGTCGAGCGCATCGAAAACGGTGGGCGCAAGCGCGGCTTCGCGCAGTGCGTGATTGATGATTTCGCGATACGAAGAGGGGAGTTGCGATTGCTCAGGACGAGCGGGGGCGTTAGCACGCATAGCGGCCTCCAACGTTGATGTTGAAAGCCCGCGCCCCACTGTCAAATGGGGTGGGCGGGCACATGACAGGGTTGACAGACCGGAACGTTGGCACCGGCGAGCGCAAGCGCTCCCCCACCATGGCCCACCCATAGAAAAGGTGTGCGAAGGCATACGGACGTAAAAAAACCGCACTACGGCGGTCGTCCGCCAACATTTGCCGGCTGTCACCCCGGGCGGCTGTTGTCTCAGCCACAGCAAAAGTATACGCGCTCCGGTTTACGGGCTGCAAGGGCTTTTTGAAGGGGCGCATCATGTGGCCCTCCCTTCGCCCAGGATCGCGGCGATTTCGTCGGCGACTTCCGCCGGGTTGTGGTAGCCCGTCAGGCGGTAGCGCAGCACACGGGCCGTCTTGCCGAAACGAGTCGGTATGGTTTCCCATTCGCCCGCAATGAGCCAGCCTTCGCCGCGCAGAGTCGAGATAGTCGTATTCAGGCAGTGGTCGCCCAAGCGTTCAGCGTCGAAACGATTCAGCGAGATTCCACGACGCAATTCGAGCAACACGCGATCGATTTTGCCGAGTGCCTTTTTCCCGAACAGCGTGTTAACATGGGTTTCGGAATTGAGATTGTGTTCTTGATGGCTGGCCTGCGGGTCGGCCATTTTTTTTGCGCTCATCTTATGCAGCCTCCGGCATCAGGTACTTGCGGAGTTCGCCGACGTTCCAGCGGGACGAGTGGCCGAATTTCTTCGCGGCGGGAATGAGCCCTGCGGCGACGCGACGCCAGACAGTTGGAACCGAGCAACCGTAGAGGCCGGCGACGGTGCGCACGTCGACGTGCGCGGAGTTCGGGAGGGAATCGAACGAGACGAGCGCCTTCGAGAGCGGCGCGTTTGCGAAGTGGGACATCGGAGTATCGCTCCTAACATGGCGCGATACTGCCCGGCGGTATCGCGCCGTCGGTTGATTCAAATTGCGACGGGCGATACGTATTTAATAGCGCAAACTAGTTTCCTGCGAGCCACGAAGAGAGGCGGCAATTTACGACAGCGCATTTTGATTGGTGAAACGTGCTGTCACGAAAACAGATGCGAAAATGTGACGGCAAGGAAATGCGGGTGTTGTTACGCCGTCGGCCAAACCTGACGATTCAACGTCGCGATAGTCTCCAGACACATTAGTGCTCGGGCACGCGGCGCAGTGGTGCGTCGAATCATCGGCTCTACGTCACGCATCTTTGCGCCCCGTTGGGCCTCGTCGGGGAAAAGAGCGTTACCCAAAGCGCTGAGATTGAGGGGGCCGCCGTGCAAATGCGCCCATAGCGTCAAGTCCAGATAAGGTAACAGGCGCTTTTCGTGCCAATCCGCGAAATGCGATTCGTCGAAAGCTTTGGGTATCTGTGGGATACCTGCTTCTTTACGTAGGCGCTTGAGCCATGCCTTGAACTCCTTCACCAAGGATTCGTCGGAGGCCGTTAAGTTGACCTCGATCCAAAACTTGTCTGACGGCTCGCCGGCTTCGCGGTGAATCGACCAAGCCGGGGTGTTCGCGAGTTGCGCGCGTGCGCTGACTCCGTCCGCGTTATCAATCAGGGCGCGCCGTGCGAGAGCGGCAGATCCTTCGTACCATGCGCTGTTGAGCTTGAGTAAGCCATCGTAGTAGTCCGTCCCAGTCAAGTCGCGAATTGGGCTATCGAGGCCGAAGGCGGGAAATGGGCGGCGCTCTCCCTCTGTGATGGGCAGTGGGTTCTCTAGGAAGGCGAGCGAGTGCGCTTGAAGCGTCTCGAGTAAGTCGGGATTGTCCTCGTCCTCGGCCATTTCCTCAGGAGTCAACGTCGAGAACAGACGAACCCGATAGCGCTGCGCGAGGGCGTGCCACCATTCCGAAGCGCCCCATGTCTCGCATGTTCGATAGCGCGTCAAGTCAAACTGTGGTGGAAGGTCTGCCCTGCCGAATTCGATTTTCTCCATTGCTTGCCCTGTAGCAAAGCCCTATTTAAGAGCCGCGCCAGCCGGGTAGGGTGCCCGGCGTTCGCACCATCGAACTAGGCGCGGCAAACCATCACGCCGATCGCTTCATCGACGTCACATTCCATTCTTCATTGCGCATGCGAGTCGTTAGATAAGCCGCCCACAGCTCAAGTGCGACCTTTCGCTCGTCCCAATACGTGTACTGGTCGTAGATCCCCTCGACGCCAGCGAGCTTATGGTTGAGGCACATTTCGGAGATGTCGCGCGACACGCCTAGCTTGCGCATGTGGCTCTTCATCGTGCTCCGTAAGTCATGCGGCGTGAATCGCCGAATCTGCGGTTCATGATTGTCGATCCAGTAATCAATTGCCTCACGTATCGCATCTTTCGATACATGCGTGTCGCCGTCGTGCCGATGGAGGCGATTGCTCAATCGAGCCGGCAGGATGAATTCCGACGTTCCGGCTCGGTCAACCAAGTGCTCAAACCACTCGATCACGATCGGCGCGAGCGGAATGTCCATCGCCGGACCTGTCTTGCTCGCGGGGATATGCCAGCGAGCCTCGTCGAGGTGAAGGTTCGCGCGCAGCGACGTGTAGAGCTCACTGATGCGCACGCCCGTTGCAAGTGCGATTCGCACGGCGTAAAGATTCACGTCGCGCATGTTCGCATTCATGAGCACGTTGAGTTCTTCATGCGTCAGCATCAGGCGCTGTCGCACCGGAGGCCGCTTGCCGATGATCGCCTCCAACACGATTCCGGCACACGGATTCGCGTCGATCAACCGCTTTCCGACCGCATGCTTGAATATGGCTTTGAGCACGCACCAGAGCGTGAATGCCTCGACCCACCCGAGCTTCGTGCGCTCGATTTCGGCAACCACGTCGGCCGCGCCAACGATACGCACCGACAGCGAGCCCATGCCTCGCTCAACACGAATGAGGTTGCGGCCGTAGCTTCGCTGTGTACTGTCGGCGAGCGTCACTAAGACCCGCTCGCGATAGTCCGCGATGAGTTGCCGCACACTCCAGTCTTTCCGCGCCTTCTCCTTGCGCTTCTCGACCGCGGGATTGGTGCCTTGCTGGACTTCGACGCGCTTCGCCGCAGCGAGCTTGCGTGCGGCGGTCAGCGTTAGATCCGGATAGTTGCCGAGCGTCAGCTCGTGCCGGCGTCCGCCATGGCTGAAGCGCAACACCCAAGTTGCCGTGCCAGCGGCCGAGAGCGTGAACGTGAGCCCGGCACCGTCCGACTTTGCGACGGGCGAGCCGGCGCGCACGAGGTGCTTGAGCTCGATGTCTGAAAGTAGGTTTGTCTGGCGCTTTGCCAC